ATAATATTAAACGATATTCCCTCTCAAAGAGAAAATTTTAGAGAAAAAACTTCCCAATATATTAGTAAACGTATTAATTACCTTATAAATAATAAAACAATATGAAATCAACAGAATCTATCACTACTTATGAAGAACTAATCCAGGATATTATTGGTAATAAAATCACAATGGTTAGTTTAAATGAGTTTAACACTATACTTAATAATTATGAAAATATATCTAATATAGATGGGGATGTTGTTGAATGTGGATGCTGGAGAGGAGGTTTTAGTATATTTTTAAGCCACGTATTCTCAGATAAAAATATCTGGGTGAGTGATTCATTTCAAGGATTTCAGCCTTTAGAAGGAGCTAAACACCAATATGAAAAAGAAAGACATACTCCTCTATTTACATATAATGCAATTGGGCCCCTTGCTATTAGTTTAGAAGAAGTAAAATCCCATTTTGAACATTATGGGTTAGGAGATCAAGACCGAATTAAGTTTTTAAAAGGATTTGTAAAAGATACTTTACCTACATCTGGAATTGAAAAAGTAGCCCTATTACGAATAGATGTAGATGCTTATTCTGCTACCTTAGAAGTACTAGAAGAATTATACAATAAAGTCCAACCAGGGGGATATATAATATTTGATGATTCTTGTTTATATGAAACTTTAGATGCAATTAAATATTTTTTCAAAGAAAAAAACCTACCTGAATTTATCCTACACCCAGTAACTAATGAAAAATTAGACCTTAATAAAACCCATACACTAGATAATTCAGGATTCCCACCAGGTTGTTATATAATAAAATAATGAAAATAATATATAGAATATCAGATGCAGGGTATAATAAGGTAAAACCTAATTATATCAATAATGAAAATTGTTTAAGAAATGCTTCTGTATGTTTTAAAGAAGCTGATTGGTTGGTTATTGCTGATAATACTTCTGAATTAACAGACGAAATAATAAGTAAATATCAATCTAATATTATAAAAGTAAATGTAGGTCACGGAGCTGGGACTTTTAATTTAGCATTAGATGAAGCTTTAAGCTATAATAATGATGAAATAGTTTATTTTATTGAAAACGATTATCTACATCGACCTACATCTGATAAAATATTACTTGAGGCCTTCAATATGGGAACAGATTATACTGCATTATATGACCATCCCGATAAGTATATGGACGGAGCTAATCCGTTTGTAGAGGGAGGAGGTGAATATACTAAAGTATTTCTATCAGAATCATGTCATTGGAAACTAACTAATTCAACAACAATGACATTTGCAGCTAAAGTAAAAACACTTCGTGAAGACGAACCTATACTCAGAAAATGGACCTCAACAACTCACCCTCATGATTTTCAAATGTTTTTGGAGTTGCGAGATAAAGGACGTAGCTTAATAACCCCAATACCAGGTTATTCAACTCATGGAGAAACAGCTTGGTTATCACCTTTAACTAATTGGAATGATATCTGTAATAATACCAGCATATAAAGAACCAGAAGCATTGGATTTATGCCTTCAATCTGCTATTGAAGGACAAATACATAATAACCAAATAATTGTTGTGGTAGATGGTTATTATGATTTAAATAAAGAGGTATTAGAAAAATATAAAGACAAAATTGATATACTCGATTTAGGTGAAAATCAAGGACTGTGTAGAGCAACTAATTTAGGAGTTTATAACGCCTCAAATGAATTAATTCTAATTGTTAATGATGATAATGTATTTCCCTCAAATTGGGATACATACTTAACAAAGATGTATACTCCTAATTCAGTAATATCTCCAAATCAAATTGAACCTACACCTAGTATGTTTAGGCAATTTCATATTAAAGATTTAGGACGTGATCCTAAAACATTTGATTTAAAAGCATTTTGGAAATATGAAGTAAACCTAATTGAAGATAAAATTGAGGAAACAGGCTCAACACTCCCTATCTTTATGTCTAAAAAAGACTACTTAAAAATAGGTGGATGGGATGAGTCATACCCAGGGCATTGGGTAGTAGATTGGGAATTTTTTATGAAATGTGAAATGGTAGGAATGAAAATGTTAAGAACATACAATTGTCATTTCTATCACTTTGTATCACTAGGAACACGATTACCTGAAGATACAGTAAAAAATCAACAAATTGAACAACAATGCCATGAATATTTCTATTATAAATGGGGAACCTATGCTAAACATAATCCTATTAATAATTCAAAATTAATCTTTTAGAGTCTTATATTTATGAGAGAAACTTGAGTATATGGCAAGGCGTTCCGACTACAAACCCAAACTTAGCAGAACACTAACACTAGGAGACATTGATTCAGAAATAATCAATGATATTATTCAGTTAATATATGAAATTAATGAGGAGGACGCTAAAAAAACGCAAGTAGAACCAATTAAACTAATAATCAATTCATTTGGAGGAGAAGTATATAGCGGGCTTGCCTTAATAGATGTAATTGATAATTCGCTGACTCCAGTTTATACTATATGTCATGGTTCAGCAATGTCCATGGCTCTAATAATATACGCGGCTGGACACCAACGAATGGCAAGTAAAAATGCTACGTTTATGTATCATGAAGCTGGGTATCCTGTTGAAGGTAAAGTGGTACATCATAAACAGGAATTAAAAGAAGTGGAACGTATCGATAAAATTTGTGATAGCTATTTATTATCTAGAACAAAATTTACACCTAAGATGTTAAAAGATGTTAAAGATAAGCAAGGAGAATGGTATTTTGATGTTAAAGTAGCACATAAATATGGGCTAGTAAACGAAATTTTATAATATTTATACATAAACATATTTGTAATGGCTGAAGTAAAACCTAAATTAAGAGTAGACGTTAATCATAACCCAACTAAAAAGGGTATCAAAGTACAATTTGTATTGCCACAGGCAATTGAAGGTGATGCTAAAGCAGAAGCAACTCAAAAATTACAAGCTAAATTAACTCAAGGATTATCCCAATATAATTTAACTGTATCTCAGGATACAGATGTACCATATTCAAATGTAATTGGATTCTTAATCCCAATTGCTGATTTTAAATTATTTATTAAAAATGCAATTAGTGGTGGGGGTAGTACTGAAACACCACCTCCTCCTCCTGCTGTGTAGTTATGATTAAAACTAAAAAAATGAGGCGAAAGATACCTGTATTCAGAGTAAGTTTGCTACCAGGAGTATCTTATAGTATACTAACAGAAACTCCTGAAATAATCCAAATTGTTATAGACGAAACTGTAGTTGCTATTAAAGAGGGAATTAATAAAAATAAAAAATCTATTTCATTATTCGAAGTAGCTAATTCAGAATACTATATCGAATTAAAAAAAGATAAGTGGAAATCATCTCTAGAAACAGCTCTTGATTATTATGCTGAAAAGGAAGAATATAATAAGTGTATTGAATGTAGAGATTTAATCAATAAATTGTAGTTATGGAAGAGCATACTCAAGGGATAAAAACGTCGATTGAAAGTATAATTGGTACTGATACAACGTTAAAGCGTAAGAGAAAAACTGAAGACGATATTAGTAGAGAAATGTTTGAAAAAGCAGTTCTGGCTATGGAGGAAATACAAGTACGAGGTAATTTACTTCATACTGAATTAAAGTTAGACCTTTATGAATACGATGAGAAATTTTTTGAGGTTATAGATAGATTATTTACTCTCCATTTTGGAAGAGAAGCAGGTGAAGTTATATTCTTCTACATATATGAAAGACTAAACCCAGATGGGTCAGTAAATCAATTATTAGATCAAGATGGACATCCAATTCCACTTGAAAATCCAACTGACCTTTGGAATTTGGCTAATCATTTAAGGAATAAAAAGAAAAAATAAGTTATGCCTTTAGCAAAAGTATTTAGCAGAGAAGACATTCTGCGCGCAATGCGATTTACAAAATCGAATCGTGCTGCTGCTCGTTACTTAGGCTGCTCGTATCAACATTATAAACCATATGCTAAATTATTTAGACTAGATGAATCCGACCCTCATTCGCCTACTCTATTTGACTCTCATAAAAACCAAAGTGGAAAAGGCATCCCAAAATTCCTCCCTAACCGAAAGCGAGATCCAAATGTTAAACTCATATTTGAAACCGGAACAGGATGGGAATCCTTCACCCCAGAAAAAATCAAATTTAAAGGAATAAAAGAAGGTTACTTAAAGGAAGAATGTTACCATTGTGGCTTCTGTGAACGCAGAGTAACTGATTATAAAATACCCCTATTATTAAATTTCAAAGATGGCAACCGCAATAATTATCTTCTTGATAATCTTGAGTTATTGTGTTACAACGATTATTTTCTACTTGTTGCTGACCCACTTACCCCAGATCAAGTGCGCCATATTGAAGACAATACTGAGGTTAAAGCAGTGGCTCATGAGTGGGACTTAGATGAGGCTCATCTTGAGAATATGAAAGCATTAGGTCTTTTGGATTAGGCAAAATAAGGTTGTATATTTAATCTATAAATAAAAAATATGCGTTACGAATTAGCACAACAATTTTCAGAGTTTCAACTATCAGCAGAAATAAAACAAGCTTGGAGAGCAGGAGTACAGTTAGTAGGTTCACTTGGGTTTACTAAGATGATGATGTTTGCAAATGAAACCCAACTAACTAATGACGACATTGACTATTTTATGAATATGAGACCAATGCGTAGTGAAGATGAAACACCAGAACAATTTAGACAGCGTTCCAAATTTTCTAAAGCGCTCCTAAAATACAGACCTCATTTATATGATTATTCAACATACGAAAAACAATAATAATGGCACAATATTTTCAAGTTAAAGTACAATTCACAGTAGAAGTGAATGGTAAATTAAAAAAGCAAAGTGTAAACTATCTAGTAGATGCTATGTCAGTAACTGAAGCAGAAGCTAGAATAGTAGAATACCTTACAGCTCAAGGCGAACAAGAATTTGAAGTTAAAGCAGCTTCAGAATCTAAAATCGCAGAAGTAATTTTATCAGCATGATCTTAGCAATTTATATAATATCAGTTATTTATTGTATCTATAAAATGTATAATAGTTACAGTAAGAAAAATAACGATCCTCTCTATGCAACTCCAGCCCTAGAAACACTAGCTATTCTAGTAATGGCTCCCGTTTTAATGGCAGTCGATGTCTCAATGACATGGATTAGGTTATATAAAGAGAGAAAACAATGATTGTAAGGTGGTGAAATGACCTAGGTCTGGCAGACACCCCCACTCGTCTCGTGGGCGCTGAAAAACGAAATAGGTAAATAGATATGGGTTGACCACAAAGCCGGCTATTTTGTCCATTACTGAATCGCAGCGTGAAGGTTCGACTCCTTCCCTTACAGCCTGAACACAGTACGTCTTAATTGACACGCACGACAACTTGGAATGGTGCACGCTGAACAAGCTCTGTGAACAACCACGAAGAATACCTCACTGGTGCGTAGGTAAGTTTCAAGTTCTTCTGACTGTGGGGAATAGACCCACTCTTGCCCTTGTGGTGGAATAGGTAGACACGCAGGACTTAAAATCCTGTTCGCCGAAAAAGCGAGTGCGGGTTCGATTCCCGCTGGGGGCACTAATAGTTATAGACATGGCATGTCATTATTTAAATTTAAAAAACAGTGATGAGTTTTACCTTAAACTCAAAGGTAGAGACCCAGATATTGTTTTAAAAATGGCTAAATGTGTGTTAAGTGCCTTTAAACGAGGTAAAGATCAGATAGATATATTTGATATTACCTTCAAAAATTTAGATGGATTAGTGTTTACCATTGATAAATCACAATACAAAGAATTACTTAGTAATTGTATGAATGATTTAATAGTAATGGAAGAATATGAATTGTGTGCTGAAATAAAGAAAATTTTGGAGGGTAAGAAAAGAGGTCGTAAATTGAAAACAGAAGTTCTTTGATAATATGGGGATGTTTGGTATTGATTGCTTTGCGATCGATAGTACTACATGCAGACGTTCGGTAGTGTCGTCTTAAAAAGCTACAAAACAATAACTGACGAAATGTCAACTATGACCTTCGAAGACTTGATGTCTTTCGTAGGCGCCGATTACGCTTTAGCAGCCTAGTCCGCATCGGGCGGTAGAGAGCCTAGGAACAGAACACAACAGCGAGTCGTACGCTATAGAGACGGCATCCGGACGCATATTGCGAGCCGTAGTTTTCCCTATAGTCATAAAATAGGGTGGTGGAAACGACCATAACGGTCAGCCCTACTGATCAGACTTGTTCAGATCTAAGCATGTGAAACGCTAGTATTATAGGTACTTAGTAAGACGTGGGTTCGAATCCCACCATCTCCACCAAATTTAATATATTTATATATACAAACTGTGGCCGAATAAGCTCTTGAGAGGGGCTAAGGCACTGGTGATATAGCTGAAAAGCTATTGAGCTGGGTACTACAGACGGATGAGATAAAACCACCATCACTAAGGGTAGAATGCGCAACCCAACAGTGCTCTGGATACGCCGAAGAAATTCAATGACGATCTCCGCAGGCGTCGCTGGTAGACAATCCAGCCTATCTCAACACATCGACTGATCATCTTTGTGGATAGTGGGTGAAAAGGGGTCCGTTCAGGGGTTATGGGTAATCGTTATTCCCATCAATTTACAGGGGCGACCGCAAGGTTGCCCCTTATTTTTTAATCTAAACCGTACCTAAAATGAAAAAGTTATTGTTATTTGTTATGTTGTTATTGTATTTGTTTGGTTACTCCCAAAATGGAGGTCAATTAAATGAAAACAATGTTTTGAGAATTGAATACGTTGGTTACAATGCTGGAAGTCACATATTCAAAATTATCAACAAAGTTAATTGTGATTTAGGAGTAAAAATAGATAAAGTAGGAGGTACATCCTCTCAAATAATGACTAGTCTACAAGAGACTATAGTTCTAATCACAGCACCTCAAACTCCCCAAGTAAATTTAAAAGTAAAAAGAGAATCAGGGGCAAATTGCAGACAAAACCCAGATAATGGTTGGGTTGAATTACAATCTACTGTTGTATTACCTATTAAATTTGGAGGTATTACCGCAGAAAGAGTAGGTCCTAATCTAATTAAACTTACGTTTGATGTTGAAGAAGATCATACTATTAAAAGTTATGGTATAATGGTTAGTAATGATGGAAAAACATTTAAGCGAGTGACAATTTTATTCCCTAATGGTATTGTACCTTATGGTTCAACAAGTCGTAAAAAATATTCTGTACTCGTAAAATTCTAATCTATGAAATATATTTTATTATTTATGGTAACTTTGTTATTTAATACTTGCACTAAAGAAAATACAACTCAAGTAACAGAGGCTCCAAAGCCGGTCTTGATTAGAGTTGAAGCAGAACATATTGATGGAGAAGTCATATATTCCCCTATTGTACTTGTAAGATAGAGAAATATTTATTGGTAGAACCCATTAAAAATTAATAATGAAGAACCTTCTACCATTTGCATTTGCATTTGTATTTACTATTTTATTATTTGCTACCTGTACTAAAGAAAAAACCACCACACGACCTGATAATCCAAAAGTTGAAGTCTGTGACTTTGGCCCACTTAACAATGATCCATTTAAGACAAGAGATGAGTTTGAAATGGCTAGAATAGGAGGATCAACTAGGTTAAAAGACTCAGATAGAGATGGTATTCTAGACAATGTAGACAATTGTCCAAAGGTAAAAAATGCAGATCAAAAAGACAGTGATAAAGATGGCATAGGTGATGCTTGCGATCCATATCCCTATGGTAATGAACCAACAACAGCGTCTGTTATTTTATTAGACTTCGATGGCTATTATTTAAATAACCCAATGTGGAATAATGGAGTAGCTAAACAATTATCACCAAGTGGACTATACCCAGCAGATATACAAACTATATTAGATAGTGTGTCTAAGGACTACGCCAAGTTTAATGTAATTGTAACTACAGACGAGAATGTTTATCTTAATGCTAGTATAGCAAAAAGAATGAGAGTGGTAATTACTACTTCTAGTGAAATATATCCTGGAGTTGCTGGTGTTGCATATGTCGGTAGTATGTTCTGGGGTGATAATACTCCATGCTTTGTATTCTCTAATACTATGTCTTATAATACATTAAGAATAAGAGTAGCTACCTCACATGAATCGGGACATACTGTAGGATTATATCATCAATCTGCATACGATGCTAATTGCAATCTCTTATATACCTATAAACCATGTGAAGGAATTAGTGGACCAATCATGGGATCTATTGGAGGTAATTGCTTAGCATTATGGTGGAAAGGACCAACTCCTAATGGATGTACATTTATCCAGGATGATGTTGCTGTAATTGCATCTCAAGTAGGATTAAAATAATTTGGTTCGGTCAAAATATCTTTATACATTTAAGTAAATAAAATAAAGTATATGAAAAAAGCAATTATTGCAGTTGCCGCTATGTTTTTGATCTCTTGCGGCGGATCAGGTGAAACCGTTACTAACGACTCAACAACTGTAGTTGACACTACCGTAGTAGTAGATTCAGTTAATGTTGATTCTGTCGGTGTTGGTGGTCAATCATCTCATGAAACCCCAATCAAATAAACTATACTTTTAGTATATTTATTGGTGCAAAAAATTGAGGTTGTATATAGAAATATATACAACCTTTTTTTATTTGACCATTAAAAATTAAAAGTATGAAAAATTTCTTCAAAGCGTTATTTAACGACGACAACAGCATTAATGAAAAAAGTTTTATTGGTTTCTGTGCATTTGTAATGATGGTAGTTTTTGCTGTAGCAGACATTGTTACTGGAACTCTTGGTAAAGAACTTGTAATTCAAGAGTTTATATTTAATGCCTTTATGTGGTTAACTTTAGGTTCTTTCGGTATTGGTTCTGTTGATAAATGGATCAATAAAGGAAAAGAATCTAATGATGGAGAACAGTAAAACATCAAATTTTTTATCCAATAACTGGAGTATCATTGTAGGTATCCTCACAGTAGCATTTGCCGCTGGAGGTATCTTCAGTGAGTTTAGGCTTATGCACAAAGAAATAGAAGAGCTTAAAAAAGAAACTGATAATAAAGTACAACAGATTATTGATGAACGCACTCGTAAATCGGCTTGGCTCGAAGAACAAGAACAACGCATCGATGATTTAGAAGAATGGAAAGCATTTGAAGACGGAAAACACAGTAAATAAAAATAACATGGCACCAAAAAAATCAGCAGTAGATTCAGTAGCAGGAGCAGTAAAACCTCCTATCTCATTTAAAGAATTTAGTAAAGACCCAGTTAAGGGTCTAATGTTTATTTGTATTATAGCAGTAGGCTATCTTTATGTTGATATCAAAATGTCAAATGAAAAGAATGTAGGTAAACAAGACGTCACAATTGAAAGATTAGAAGTAAAAGTAGACACTTTACAAACACAGGTAGTTAAACTTGTAGGTGAAGCATCTGCCCTTAATTCTAAGATTCAAGTATTAGAATCATTAAATAAAATACCCCAATAATGAGACTCATTTTATTATTAATATTCTTAGCTTCATGTAATGCTGTAAGTCAACAGCCGAGTGAAGAAATGAAGAAAGAAGCTGAATTTGAAGCGTTGCTTCGTAAAGCAGATTCTGTTAGGGCTGCAAATAAAGTCGCTATAGAAGCTGCTGATAAGAAAACAGAGCAAATAATAACTAAAACAGCTGAACAAATAACTGAGTTAAAACAGGAAGTAAACCAATTAAAACAAGAATTAAATGAGAATACTGTTAAGCCTAATACTGGCTCTAAGTTTAAATTTTTGCCAATCACAGACAATTCAGAAAATAAATAATAAGGAAGTTATTGTAATGTCTGTTGAGGATGGTGATAAGATAAATAAAGTATTTGTTGATAAGCAAAAACAAATAGATAGCTTAAAATTACACCTTGACTCAGTTAAATATTATCATAATCAATATATGATATTTAATGGTCAGCGTTTACAAAAAGTATATAACAGTTATAATCAAGAATTAAATAATTATAGATTAGCTAAAGCCGAAACAGATAGTATTAAAACACTATATCTAGCAAATAAAAAAATATATGAACATCGTGAGCGTGAATTTAGAAAGGAAAGAATAAATCAACAACTATTTACATTAGCAGTAATGTTTATTACAGTTGTATTGGCAATTAAATAATTTGGTTGTCCAAACAATAGGTTTTATATTTAATAGTTATGTATAAGATAAAACAATTCTTTAGGAATATTCGTAATTTAGTAAGGTGGTTTCCCATTATCTGGAAAGACAGAGACTGGGATGACCACTTTATTTTTGAGATACTTAAATTTAAACTCAAAAACCAAGCCGAATATATTGTTTACCACGATCGCCATGTTTCAGCTAAACGCGATGCTGAAATAATGATGTTGTGTGTTCGTTTGATTGAAAGGATACAAGATGAATTCTATGCGTGTGAGTACCAAAACTATCACGACTCAGAACTTATATTTGTTGATAGTGAAGATCATCCAGGTATGTATGAGATGATAACATTTGAAAAATCAGAACGCTATGATGAATATTTTAAAAAATACCCTAGAATAGCTAAACAATTTAAAATTAAGGATAAAGGTAAAAAAGCATTTAATATAGCTAAAACAAATCAAGAACGAGCTCACAAATTATTATTTAAAATACTAGAACAAAACATTACAAGATGGTGGGACTAATTATATTCATAATCGCATTATCAGCATCAATCGCTTGGCTATGGGTTGGTGGAATTGATTACATGATGAAAAATCACCCAGACTATAAGGGTGAAGATTTTTTTAATGAAGAAGATAAAAACGAAATATTATGAAATACGTACTAATATTCCTTGTGTTTGTAGCTATAGAAGTGATGCTACGAGCAGACCAACAGTATAAAATTATTGTTGCACAATCTAAATGTGATAGTATCCAACACGTTGCTGATTCATTACATTGGGAATTATTTCCAACTCAGGTTGAACTAGGTAGATATCAAGTTGCATATGAAATATTTGCCGAGCGTAATCCTAAAGCTGCTAGTCAATTTGGTGATATTATTTCAAATGAAACTGAATGAATAATCTAGATCGTCAATATAAAGAATTACTTCAACAAATCATCCACTTTGGTGTTGAAAAACAAGACCGTACAGGAACAGGTACTAAATCAATCTTCGGTTGGCAGATCAGACACAATATGAAGGAAGGATTTCCATTGTTAACTACAAAGAAGATGGCATTCAAAACAATGGTAACAGAATTACTTTGGTTCTTGAGAGGTGATACTAATATTAAATTCTTAGTTGATAATAATTGCCATATTTGGGATGGTGACGCTTATAAGAACTATCTAAGTAAAAATATGTTTGAGCATACTAAAACATTAGGTGCTAGACCTTATTCACAAGAAGAGTTCATCAACAAAATCAAAACCGATGATAAGTTTGCAAAAATATGGGGTGAATTAGGACCGATTTATGGTAAGAACTGGAGAAGTTGGGATGGTAAAAATAATGGCGGTGATGATGTGTACATAGACCAAATCGGAAACCTAATCAAAGAACTCAAAACAAATCCAGATAGCAGACGATTGATGGTTAGTGCTTGGAATGTAGGTGAATTAGACCAAATGGTATTACCACCTTGCCATTATGGATTTCAAGTTTATACGAGAGTGTTGAGTTTGGAAGAAAGAATGGACTTATCCCGAGAAAAACGACGTGTCTACTGGGATTGGCAAAATTGGAGTCTCGAAGATATGGAATGGAAAATGAATAATGAATGGAACACTCCAACTAGAGCAATCTCTTTAATGTGGAATCAACGTTCAGTAGATACATTTTTAGGTTTACCATTCAATATTGCTTCATATGGATTGTTACTTGAGATAATAGCTAAGGCAGTAAATATGATACCTGATGAATTGATTGGTAATTTAGGAGACGTACATTTATATAGTAATCATATTGAGCAAGCAGCTGAGCAATGTTCAAGACATCCTTATAAATTACCTAAGTTAAACATTAACACTGAATTCTGGCCTACTGAAAGCGGTTCGTGCGGTGAAGGACCTTTAGACGCTATCGCAGTATTTAATTCATTTCAAAATGATAATTTCTGTAAATGCCTATTAGAAGATGATATACAATTAGAAAATTATCAATCACATCCAGCAATTAAAGCACCACTTTCTAATTAAACTATATTTATGAGCATGATACGTACAGTCTTCGTTAAAGGGAAAGAATATCATGTTATTACAACATCCATTGAAGCCAATGGTATTGTAGCCCCTGTACAAATTCATATTAATATAAGTGGATTAGAGCAAGGAGAAAGGTTATTAATACAAAAACACGCTAATTTGTTATTAAACAAAGTACATAGAATACCTAAACCAAAACAACAACCAAAAAAACCTTGGTGGAAAGTTTGGTAATCCAAATCAACTAACATACTTTTATAGTTATGAAGACAGTAGTATTGGGTGATACCCACGGACGCTCTAACTGGAAATTAGCAATTTATCAAGAAGAACCTATTGATAGACTTATCTTTATAGGTGATTACTTTGATTCATATGACATTCCTGGTGTTGAGCAAATAGATAATTTCAAAAACATTATTAAATACAAGGAAGATAACCCACAAGTTGAGGTTGTAATGTTGATTGGTAACCATGACCATCACTATTTCCCCGAAATTGGATATACAGGCACAAGTGGTTATCAACATAGAATCGCACCATCAATTACTCAAGTCATAGATGAGAATAGACATCATTTACAAATGGCTTATGGGTTTGATAATTACTTATTTACTCATGCTGGCGTAAGTCCTGTGTTTATGGATCAAGTATTTGGAAAAGATGATTGGTCTAAAGAGAGTGTAGTAGTAGATCTAAATGAATTGTTTAGATATAAGCCTAAAGCATTTGAATTCAATGGATTCGATGCGTATGGTGATAACTC